GGCCTTTCCTTCGGCGTTGTACTTCTCGAGGGCTTTCCTGGCCGTGTCGATCTTGTCGGATAGGTCGGTCCAGTGCTTTCTGCTGTTGTAGATGAGCTCGTCGGCGCCGAACATCGCGTCGTAGATCCGCTTCGCGGCGTCGGTGATCTTCCGCATCGCGTCGGAGTCTTTGAGCTTGTCGATCTCCGTGCCGTAGAGCCTGGCCTTGTCCTTGGCGCCCTCGAAGGCGTCGGAGAGCTCCACGCCGACGATCCGCGCCGTGATGCGCGCCTTGTCGAGGCTGTCCGCGGCTGCCTTGTCGAACGGCCCGATCGAGATCCCCCGCGACGCGGCGGCGGCGCCGACCTCGGCGGTCTTGGCGGTGCGCTCCTGCTCCATCGTGAGCTGGCGTTGCGTCTCCTTCGTCTGCTTCGCCAGGGCGAGCTGCGCGACGGTCATGCCCTGGTTGGAGGCCTCGATCTGCGCCAGCATCGTCGCGGTAACCGCCTCGGTCATTGGCGCCGCCTGCAGTGTGAGCCAGTCCTTGAAGTGGTCGAGCTCCTGCCCGGTGGTCTCCTTCATGTGAGCGACCCGGTTGGCCACGTCGGGGCCCATGCGGTCGAGCCCCTTGAGCAGCATCGAGGCGGTGAACTCGCCCTTGTTCGCCATCGCGATCAGCTCGAGGCGCGTCTTGCCGAGCGACTCGGTGAAGCTGTTTGCGATGCTCGGGAACTCCTTCAGGATCATGCGGAGCTCTCGCCCCGTGATCGAGCCGGAGGCAAACGCGAAGCTGAGGCGCCGGGCCAGCCCCTCGGCGGACTCGGCGCTCTTGCCGCTCGCGACGACGGCCTGGGCGAGTTCGCGGGTCAGATCGATCTGGCGTCGGCGAGACAGGTTGAGCTCGTCGGTGCCCTCGCGGATGCTCGAGTAGAGGCCGATCGTCGTCGACAGGTCGGCGTGGATCTCCGTCGAGAGGTCGAACTGCTGCTGCAGTAGGTGGTTGGCGCTGTCGCCGGTCAGCGTGAACTTGGCAACCTTATTCTCGAGCAGCGTGTACGAATCGCCAAGACGCGCGAGCTCGATGCCGAGGCCCACGACAGCGCCGGTGGCCACGATGCCGCTCGACGCCAGCCCGGAGATCAGCGTGCCGGTGGCGCCCAGGCGTGGCCCGAGCGCGATGAGCGCGTCGGTCAGCGGATTCATCTGGTCGGCGTCCTTGGCCGCGCCGGAGCCGCCAGCCCCCGGCGTCTGCTGCTTCGGCCCCTGCACTGGACCGAGTCCGGCTCCGGCCGCTTTCTGCGCGCGCTCGAGTTCGCGATCGTACTCGCTCTGGCTGATCGTGCCCTTCGCGAGCAGCGAGTTGATGGTCTGCAGGTTCTGCTCGTAGTCGACCATCGGCTTGCGCAGCCGCTCCAGGAGGTCGACCTCGCGCTGCAGCTCGGGCGATAGCGCGGCGGCCTTCGAGTTCCCGAACTTCGCGTCGAGCTTGGCGAGCTGTGCGTCATACTGGCCAGTCGAGATCGCGCCGCGGTCCAGCAGCGCATTGAGCGCGGTGACGTTGGCCTGGTACTGCTGCAGCGGCCCGCGGATCTGATCCAGGATCCGCGCCTCGTCGGCCTGTGCCTTGGCCCACTCCGAGGTCAGGAGCGTCGTGTCGCCGACGGACTTCTGCATCCTGATGAGCTGGTCCGTGTACTCCTGCTCGGAGACCTTCCCGGCCTGGAACAGCCCGCTGATCGCCGTGATGTCCTCTTGGTACTCGCGCATCGGCGCGCGGAGCGCCTCGAGCATCGCGACCTGGCGCCCGGTCAGCGCCGCCGCGCCGCCCATGGCGTCGCCGAGGCCCGTTGTCGCGCCGGCGGCGGCGCCGAGCTGCTCGCCCAGGCCGGCCGCTGCTGCGCCGGCCTGCTGCGCACCTTGCGCGACCTTGGCGCCGGCGTCGGCTCCGGCGGCGCCCATCTTTCCGAGCGCGTCGGTCGCGCCGGCAGCGGCATCGCCCATCTTGTTCAGCGCCGTCTCGGCCTGCGCCGGGCCAGTAATCGAGGCGCCCGGGTTGAAGTCGATCTTGAGGTCGAACGCCATTTATCGTCTCCTTGCCCGGCCGGCCGGCTTGAGTGCTTCCCGGCGCTCCGCATCCGCGCGCTGCGCTTCGGCGTGTTCGATGTCCAGCGTGCGCAGTACGTGGATCAGGATCCGCGCCGCGTCGTCGTCGAGGCCGTTGAAGCGAGACCACTCGACCATCGACGTCCACGGGATCGGGCCGACGGCCATGCCGACGGGTCTACACGTCGACAGATCTGCCCACGCCGCAATGCACTTCGCGGTTGCGAAGTCGCGCGGTGGCTCGTCGGCAAAAATCGCATCGATCTGCTGCTGCCAGGACGCGCGATCCCCGTCGCTCGCGGTCGGCTTGGCCGCGGCGCGACGCAGGTCACGGAGCCTCGCGGCGTGGCATCGCTCCCATTCCAGCCACGCCGCTACTCTTTTCCCAGGTCGACGGGATCGACCTGGGGCGCGGCCTTGCGGAAGTCCTCGCGGAAGAACAGAAACACCCGTATCCACACGTCCGGGCAGTGCTTGACCAGCGCGCGCAGGAACTGCTCCGCCATCTCGGGCGAGAACGGGACCCGCGCGCCGGCCTCGGTGACGCCCTCCCAGCCGGTGAGCACCGAGGCGGCGTATAGCGCCACCGTGTCGATGCCGTCGACGCTGATGCCGGTGGTCGACAGGTCATCGGCGCCGGGGCGGACGAGTTCGGTCGGCATCAGTGCGTCGGCGGGCAGTGCGTCGGCGGGCGGTTCGTTCCGCGCGGACCGATGCTTGAACAGCTCGTTGCGGAACCTCTTGTTGCCCTCGCCGGCCTGCATCCCGACGAGGGCAACCAGGGGACGACCGGGCTGCGTGATCTCCGGCAGCTCGATGCGGCGGGTCAGGATGCTGAGGTCGAACTGCTCCAGATCGAAGGCCATGGGGCCATCGTGCAACTCGGCGGGCGCGCGGGGCGAATCGCGTCGGGCGCTACGCCGACGGCAGGTACGGCCAGACCATGACCCCGATCGTGATGTTGAGCGTCGGATCTCGGAACGCGCCGATCTTGAGCGCGAGCTTGACCGGAGCGTTGGCGGCGAACTCCTCGTCGGCGTCCTCGCACACGCAGCTCGGCGCGTCGAAGAAGATGCCGCCATCGGCGTTGCGCAGTCCGATGCCGAGCGCCAGCGGCGTGTTGCCCTGGCAGGCCGCGATCGCGTCGGGCTGCGTCAGGAACACACTGGCGCTGATCTCCGCCTCGGCGCGACCGACCACGGTGCGTGCGTTGCCGAGCCTGCCCTGCTGCTTCTGGCCGGTCGTGTGGTTCATGTACGTGAGATCCCACGTGTCGATGTCGTCGGACACGACGGCCTCGGTGGCGCGGTTCGCGAGCCGGATCGAGAACACGTTGTTCACCGTGTTGTAGCCGCTCGTGGCGAGCGGGTTGAACGCCGCCGACGCGCCGGTCGCCCTCGTGCTGGTCGGCACGTCGATCGTCGTGCCGACGAACGTGGTCTCGACGGTCATGAGCCCCTGCGCCGGCGCAGTGAACTTGACCTGATCGACGATGTTGCCGCGCATGTACACGTACTGATCGACGCCCGAGGCCAGCTTGAGCAGCGTGAGCTCGAATTGCAGGCTGCTCGTGTCGTTGTAGTCGGCGTCGGTGAAGGCCACGGTCCGCGCCCAGCGCCCCCAGAGCAGCCGGATCGTCTTGCTGGTGCCGGTGTCGGCTGCGGCGACGGTCCAGTCTCGGCGCCCTAGCGTGATCAGGTGCGCTGCGATCGCGATGATCGTGGCCGAGCCACGATATGCCGCGGTCGCGAAGCTGAATGCCGATCCGGCGGTGTCGCCGACGAAGATCCGCATGCCGGGCAGAAGGCCCATGGTCGTGAAGTCGGCCGTAGTCGACGTCAGGTTGCCGCTCGCGTCGAGCGCGATGTCGCCGCTTCCGCCCTGGAAGCCGGCGACCTCGAGCGTCGCATTGTATCCGCTGACCGTCTCGGCAACGCCGCTGGCGACCTTGGTCGCGGTGCCGGTGCTCGAACTGCCGACGACGAACAGGCCGTTGTTGGCCGTGTTGACGAAGCCTCGCGCGAACACCAGCGTGCCCGCCTGCAGCGCGCCGTTGGCCGCGACCGTGTAGTCGGTGGTCGTGCGCGCGGTCGGCTGGAAGTAGGCCTGCCCGGTCCCGCCGGTGCTCTTGATGTTGGACATGAGCCAGGACGCGAGCAGCGCGTCCTGGAGATCCTTGGTGAGGTCGTGCGTGATCACCGGCATCGCGTCGGCGTCGACGATCTGCGGTGCCTCGTCCTGGCGCAGCTTG